TTAGTCCTCGTGACAGTGAATACATTGACCGCAGCCACAGTCGAAACACTCTGTCTCGTTGCACTCGCCGCAGCCGCAGTCGCAGTCGATATCCTGCCCAATGCCGAACATCGCGTTCAACCCCTCGGTGTCACAACCGCAGATGTCCCCCTCGTCCCCGTCGCCCGTACACATCGTGCACTCGTCGCCGTCGTCACAGTCCCCCGGACAGTCCGCGCAGCCACAATCGCACTTGCTCTTACCGAACCAGCCCATACCGAATCACCCCCCTTCCGGAACCGGCACGGCCGGCGCCACCAACGGCCCAGGCTCGCCAGGACTCTCCCCGCCGCCCGGTCCCCAGGACGACAGCCCCCCCGCGATCACGTGACGATCACCGCTGCGGCCCACGGCCGCCACGATGACCTCTGCCCCTTTCAGGTGCGCGGACGGCAGGACTACGCCATCGGTATCGAACGCCGCCTCCCAGGCCCGCCGGTAGCGCACCACGCGACGGCCCAGGCGCTTATCCGATCGGAGCCCCTCACCGTTCGCCCGCGGTGCCACGGACGGGCTGTACGTCGACGCCACCAGCAGCCAGGGCCGCTTGCCTTTCACCCGACGCCACACCGACGGCGGAGGGTACGACCGCACGTAGTGAACAACCGACGTCAGCGAACGCAGCTGATGATCGACGAAGCTCGCGTCCTGTGCCGTCCATATCCATTCGCAGGACAGCTTCCGCGACTGTTGCAGGACCCACATGAGCGCCACCGAGAAGTCTTTCCACAGCCGCGCCGGCATGATCACGCCAACCTCGTCGAGCAGCAGTACCAGGCCCCGCTCGGAGTCCCGCAGAGCGAACGCCCGCCGCGTGAGCTCCCCCAGGTCAACCCCGGCATCATTCACCGGAAGCAGCCCGTGCTCGATCACGCACCCCGGCACCATCGCACCACGCGAGCACTCCGGCCCGCACACCACCGGAATATTGCTCAACAGAACCGCCCCACGAGCTCGCGCCAGAAACAGCGCGTGCTGCACCGCGAGCGTGGTCTTCCCGGCCCCGATTGTGCCCACGTACCCTTCGATGATCCCGTACTGCCCGCCTCCCTTCGCGACGTACATGAACGAGAACACGAGCCCCACCAGCACCAGGCCGACCACCCCGACCAGCGGCAACCAGCCCACGATTGACGACACGAACCGCGCCGCCGTGTCCCACAGGCCCGTTCCCGCGAACGGATTCCCTTCCATCGCTCAGGTGCCCATGAACGGTTTCGGGATCACGTGCCAGACCGTGATAGCCGCCCGGATCACCGTGCCCGCCACGATCACCGCCACCAGGACCGCCGCCGCCTCTAGCCCCTCCGTTACCGGGAAAACCGCATTCAGCCAGTTGTACGCCGGGATGAACCCCGACAGGTCCGGCAGCGGAAGCTCGGGCAGCGCCGGCAACCCCTGCACCAGCCCACTGATTCCGTCGAGCAATGCTTTCAACGCAGCAGCGATCATTCGTCACCCCCGCCGACGCCCGCGATACGCGACACCAGCCGAACCCCGGCGATACCCGCCAGGAGCCAGATGAGCGCCACCAGCGCACCCCGGAATGGATTCGTCAGCGTCGGCAACTCCAACGCCACGTCATGCGTTCCCCCTATCGACGCATCGAACCACGGCAGCGTGAACGAGAGCCCCGAGTCCCCGCCCCCGTTCGCGGACGTCCCCGACAGCGCGCCCCCCACGCCCGCCAGGCTATCCGTCAGCCCCGAGAACTTACCCGTAAGGTCGGTCCCGATCTGCGCCGCCGCCGCATTCACCGGCCCCATGTCCCCCACTACGGCGTCAGCGATCTGCCCCGGCAGATGCGACACCACGCAGCCCGTAAACGCCGGCGCATTGAGGGGATTCCCGTCGAACGAGCAGCCTTCCAGGTGCGACGTATCGCCCGTGCCGCCGCCGTTCCAGCCCCCTGGCGGTGGCGTCGCCGTCGGCGCCGTGGTCGGCATCGCGCTCGGTGTCGGTGACGGCTCAGCCGACGGAGACGGGGACGGGGACGGAGGCGCAACCGGCGTCAGCGTCAACTCCACCCGCACACACTCCCCATCGTGCCCGTGCCGATCACCCATCCCGAACCCGAACGACACGCCCACCGGCTCCGCCCCCGCGCTATCACCAAACGGCAGCGTCCCACTCTGAGCCGACGACGACCACCCCCCATTAGACCGCGTGACCGAGTGCCCCCAATCCCCACCGCTAGGCCCCGTTGTGACGGCCCACGACCACGTAGCGCCTCGCATCGCAAGCGGGTCCGGAATCGTCGCGTCATACCCCATCACCCCATTCGATGACGTCCACGCTAGCCAGCTACCCCCGCTCACACAGGCCTGTATCCACCACGTAGGCGCAGGAGGCGCAGACGCGGACGGCGACGGGGACGGGGCCGGCGTCCCGATGCTCCCATCCGCATAGCTCGGGAAGCAGCCCGGACCACCCGACGCGGCCGGCCCCGCTGGCCCGTAGACACCCTCCGGCAGCGGGCAATACCACGACGTCACCGCCTGCTCACCAGGCGACGCAGACGGCACCGGCGGCATCGTCGACCCCTCCCACGGCGGGGCCGTCGACGTGGCCGTCGGACTCGGAGCCCCGCTCTCCGCCGGAGCCACGGACGGTCCCGCGTTCGCCACCACCACGACCTCTGCATTCGTGATGCTGAACCACCCGAGGTTACCGTCCGCAGCGAGCACGTGATACGCGCACACGATGTCCGTCGGCCCCACTGGATCGTGCAGCGCCGACGCCACCAGGTACCGGCTCACGTTCCACGTCGCGGCAGCGTTCCCCGCTGCCACCGCGAACGACGCCGACGCGCCCCAGGCGCTCGTACACTCCCACCGAGCATAGAAGCGGCCCCCTGGCTGCACCGTCAGGGTGTACCGCGCCTCTATCGACGAGTACCCCCCGACCGTCCCTTCCCACACGTACGCATCCGTCGCGTGAGTCGTGTTCCACCCGCCCAACGTCGCCGCATCCGTTCGCGGAGCGAGCGGCAACGCGACCAGCGTCAACACCACCGGCACCGCTACCAGGACCAGACGACCGCGCATCCCGAATACCTCCGACACTCTGGCCGGGGACGCTCACCAAGCCCCCCACGACTCGCCAGGCGAGCATCCCCGGCGGACGATCCTAGTGGATCATCCCAATGGCCTTAAGCGCCGCGCGCGCACCCGTCCGCGTGACGCGGATAAGAACCGCGACAGCGAACACCGCAGCGATCGACGCCGCGACGCCAGCGACCAGGCCGACCACACCGGACGCGATGTCCGTGCTGTAATCGACGACCGCAGCGTCGGACGCGAACGCGAGCGCCGACACGACGAGCGACGCGAGAACGCCCGAGAGAACCCCGAGCTTGCGACTGAACTTCATTCGTTTGTACCTCCTTTCCTCGAAAGTCACGAACGTCGATACATCGACGTCAGCGCCACAGCAACAGCCCCGGCAACCATGCCTTCCACCATCGCCACGACGATGGTGAGCACGGCCGCATGGGGGTCCGAGAACAGCGAACCTACCCAGGACCAATCCACTAGATCAGATCCAGCGAATCGAGAGCCATGATGAACGCGACGAGCATGATTCCAATGAGAACGAACGCACCAACTAGGGCTTCCATCAGTGCCGCCTGAACGCCACGGCAACCGCCGTGATCCCGCCCAGGAACACCACGCACGCCAGGCCGAACGTCCCGACGTTGACCACCAGGCGCAGCAGGTCCCGAAGCTCGCCCAGGGTCCCCGCCGCGTCACCCGTGAACCCGTTCACCGTCACGTCACCGACCAGCACGGGCGACGGGGACGGCTCAGGGGACGGGGACGGGGACGGGGACGGGGACGGGGACGGCTCAGGGGACGGGGACGGGGACGGGGACGGGGACGGGGACGGGGACGGGGACGGCGCTACCCCGTCCTCATACGTCAGCGACCCCGACCACGTGGCCCACACGTCCCAGTGCTCCCAGAACCAGCAATGAGCGAACGCCGACCCGACCGCCCACGTATGCGAGTACGACCCGACAAACATCCCCGTGACGTCGGTACCCGTCCAGAGCGGCGTACCCACCACGTCCCCACACGCGAAGTCCACCCGCACGTCATCGGCCGGATTCCCAATCGCCGTAATCGTCCAACTAGCCACCACATCGCCCACGCCCACCGGCCCGAACGCATGATTCACTAGATGCTCCCGCGACGCCGACCACGTGTAGTCCTGCGACACCGCCACGGCCGACCCGGCCAGAAGCGCCGCCAGGATGACCCCGACGACGCTCCCGACCAGAGAGAACCTACGAGCGCGCACGGCTCGCGCACTCTCCGCAGAGGTACCAGACGTTCCCGGCAGCCGAAACGACCGCAGCCGTTGACACCCCCGACGCGCAGCCCGCGCAGCGCGGACCCACGTACCGCTCAAGCCGCTCTGCCAGGCGCAGACGACGCGAGCGGCCTAGGTGCGCGCGGAGCCGGAACAACTCCAACCCCGTGCGCGTCCCTTCCACAACCCGATGCGCCATCGGAACGATCACGCGGCCGCCTTCGGCCCTTTCTCGACGGCCGCGGCCGCCGGGGCCGCGCCGTCCGCATCCCGACCGAAGTACACGATTCCGGTTGTCGGATGCCCCTCGGCATCCCGCTCGACCGACGGACCGACCGAGAGAGACACGACCGCGCCGACCTGCACCCCTGCCGCCATTCCCTGCTCCGGCGTCAGCAACACCACCTCGTTGAACCGACCCCGGCCCTGCACGATGGCACGAAGCCAGCCCTTCTTGGTTTCCTGCACGTCGAGAACCCGCCCCGTCATGATCAGTTCTGCCACGTCTCTCCTTCCCCGGCCCCCGGCCGGTCGGACCTACTGACCCGGTACCGTGCCGGGTCCTCCACCACGAACCCCGAGGCCACAAGCCCGGACGATATGAACGCCGCCGACGCGCCACCGAGCCGCCAGGCGAACCCCGCCAGCGGCGTAGGCCGCGTCCAGTCCTCCACCCATGTAGGCGACCAGCTGCCGCGCCGGGTCCAGCGCGGTAACGACTCAGCCGACTTCGACACGTAGCCCGCCACGATCCCCGCGGCCATGCTCGGAACAGTGTTTTTTCTAGCGGATCCTGAACGCGAGTTTTCAATCCCCGCCGCGCCGGCCATCCCGGCCGCCTTGCTCACGTACCGAGCGACCGACTCCCCACGCCGCGCGCGCTGTAGGTCGATCCGACCGAACCCGGCAGCGGCCGCCAGCTTCCAAAGCGCCTGGTACTGCATGAACCACGGCGTGGCCGCCCGGACCCGCACCAGCACGTGCAGGTGAGCCATCCCCGACTCATGAAGCTCGCGCCCGCAGTAGAACGCCACCCGGCCCTTCAGCCCCTTCTGCTTCCGCAGCTGCGTCGCCAGCCGATTCCACGCCGCGCCCGCGTACCGCAGCGACAGCGCCGCCGTCGCCATCCGGCCCCCGTCGCCCGCTTCCGGGTGCAGATTCAGAGCGCGCCCGCCCCGCTCGATCACCCCCGCCGGCGTAACACTCTCACGCACGAACGCGAGCCACCGCTCATCCTTCGGGTCAATCGTCAACGTGAGCATCCAGACCCAGCCGCCCGCCATCGCCCCGCGGATCGCCCGCGCCCGGTTCCGACGCAGCAGCCGCGGCACACAGCACGCACACCGCCACGACCGGCAGCGCAGCGAGAACACGATCGCCACCGGCTTGCTCTGCGCGGGGATCGGGTTATGGAGCCCGTCCGCCGATGCCCGGCCCAA